AGGTCGCGGACGCAGCAGCACGCCGATGTCGCAGCTTTTCGACAATATCAGGACGCCTGAGAGGAGGGCCGCTCTGCAGCGCACACGCTGTATCGACCCAAACCGAGATTGGCTCCGTGAGAGCGGCAGCAACACGCCCGAATCGCCAGAGTCTTCGGACAGTGGCGACGAGTTGAGTGAGACTTCCATGTCCGCGAGTGGCGGTGACAGGCCCTCCACGCCATTGGGCGTGCTAGGGAATGCACTCGCCGCCCGCGATTCACTCGACAGGATGCGTGGTGTCGACAAGAGTATTGTCGTTGGAACTGAGTGCAATTTTTGCACCTGGTTCGGCATTGGCAAGGCTAAGGGGTTTGTGGACAAGGTGTTGACATTGGCCAACCCTTGTGGCGCACGAGACCTGTATGTCTTGGACGTTATCATCCCGACGGAGGTGTTGACGTCTTGTATGGAGACTGCGGATTCGCTAATTGGCGACGAAAAACCGGCCAAGAATCTGCACATCCAAAAGGCACAGCGTAAGTTGCGCAGGCTGGTCAGCAACAAGGTGGACCAGCCTACCTACAATTACCTCGAGACAGTCACGAACTTAGTGGTTATGGCAATTCTCCTGGACTCAGGCGAGACTGGGAAGAACCACTGCGATATATTCGCCTACTCTGGCCACCAGCCTCTTTTCAAGGACTTCTTTGCGAACCAGCAGCTTGAGGAAGCCATGGACGACTTGAGCGACGCGAAGAAGGAGGCTGGTCACCCAGTCGAGGGCATCGCACTCGCTGTGCCGGCCCCAGACATTAAGGGAAGCCTGAGTGAGAAGCTCGTGCTATATGAGACTGCTGCTTTCGGAGACTACGAGCTCAAAGAGAAGAAGAGCGTAGTTGGCGCAGTGCAGGTGGGAGTCGATTTAATGGGGAAGCCTTCGCCCAACGACCACACCAATCCTCTCAACTTCATCGGTGCCGTTTACCGGCATTTGGGCGACAGCGAGACTGTCGTCGCCGAAGGCACTCCGTATGAATACGTGGTCCATCTGGACCGCAGTGTGAAGTCGGAGTTGTCGGCCTCGCATGAGAAGGTTTGGGAGGACCTCATAGAGGATCACTGCCGCGACTTTGAGCGTATGCTCACTAGCAATGAACAGAGGTTCGATTACGATTTCCTCGAAGACGGGAAACCGAATTCATACTGCACAGAAGCGTATGAAAAGTGGCTAGAAGAGCAAATACAGGACGAGAAGTTTTACACCTGTGACAACGCACTATGCGAGCTCCTGCTCCAGACGAGCGCAACCCAGGAACACGTGCGGCGACTCCGTGCCGCCGCCGCAGAGGGGGCGGGGAGTGCAGAGACACCCCCGCAAGCGCGCGCAGACCAGGAGCATATGCAGCAGTTGAAGGCGACTGCGCAATGCAAGAAAGGAGAAGATAGCTCCCGAGCACGCGCTGTCATTTCACCAGGTGTAGCAGGGTCGGAAGGACTGCACCAGGCAAGAACCTCGCCGATGATAAAGGCACTTGAGGCGTTACACGCGATACTCTACAATCACACCAACTTGAAGGGCCTAACCGAAGAGACGAAGCGAATCCGGTTTGCGGACTTCCTTCGCGCAGTGCCAAAGGGCGCTGTCGTCTTCGGCACGGACAAGAGCAAGAATGACTCGTGTTTTCGCGAGGCGGTGTGGAAGAAGTGCGTGAAGTACCTAGCCAAGATGAATGAGATCTTCGAGGAGAAGCTCATGACTAGGGCGTACGTCTACTCGGCCAATGAGTCCACGGCGAAGGAGTCCTTTCCACGAGGGACGCTGGACATGAAGTACTGGATTATAAAGCTCACCCCCTTACTGGCCATTTTGTTGTCGGGGATTGGGCCTACGTCTTTCTTCAATCGTCTGGAGTCGACCGTGGAAAACGGGGTGTCAGTCCTTGAGGTGCAGGGCGAGGCAGCGTATGCTAAGTGGCGAGAGGCCGAGAGACAGGCCGTCAAGTCACAGCATCCTGCCTGGTCGCGCCATGCACTCCCACATGTCGCAGAGTACGTCGAATGGGCCCCCCTTGCGCCCTGTATGGTGACTGACACCTCCATCAAGTGCGACCTTTTGGAGGACGATCAGATTCGCACATACCATATGGGGATCAATGAGGGGGACGACCAGGCGCATGTTGTCATACCTCCCAACGTTGAGGGGTGGGTTGGCCTGAGCGTCAAGGACGTTGTCATGAAGTACACGTCTGAGATGAGTAAGGCCACGGGCTTCATATTTGAGGCCGCCCTCGCCTCCGACGAC